AACGCATCCGGATTGTCAGCCCCGGCCACATAAATCCGGCTCTCGCCGCCGTGCCCGTTCTTCATGTCAATCCGCAATTCCGACTCGTTCGGCTCCTTGATCCAGAAATCCCGCGTCAGTTCCTTCAGATAATTCCACGCCACCCGCTTCGCCTGATCCCGAAACGGAGCCAGATACGCAAACTGCGGGCGCGGCAACGCCGTTTCCAGCGCCCCAATCACCAGATCCGCGCACATCGCCACAGTCTTGCCAGCACGCCGGTGCGCCACCACGCATGCCCACCGCTTGCTGCGATTGTGCAAGGGCAAGAACACGCCCCGAGGCTGGTAATCCTGGAGCTTCACTCCATCAGCTCCCGGATCACCTCAAGCGCTTCTTGTACGTCACCCGTACATACGCTGTAGATCGCCATCCGCCGCCATTCCGCGCCCTCATGGGCCAGATAGGCCGACAGCCGCTCCGCCTTGTGCGCCGGTAGCCGCTGGTTTTTGGCCCTATCCGCCCTCAGCAAGTACCACTCCGCCTTTTCCAGGTCTGGCCGCACACCAACAGTCTTGTGCCCCGCACGCCAGATGTACTTGATCGCGTTGCCGATGCAGAAGTCGAACTCCTCCGACAGTTCAATGCACTCGACTTCGCTTAAGTGCTGCTGGTAATGACGGCTCATGCGGTTGGCGCAAAACCTTTTTTGGGGATGCTAAGGGAGAGGGTAGGGACCACATTTTTGACCCACCCCCCATGTCCGGGTCGAAGGGGGGTAGGGGGTCTCCAGCCTGACAAAATCCTCAGAAATGCTTACAAACCTGACAATATTGACAAATGTCAGGCTTTGTCGCCGCCCTGTCCTTTGCTATCCGCGTCCTGGCCGTCCTGGCAGGCAGGCTCGACCGCTACCGCGTCAGGCAGCACGGGCGATAGGACGATGGTGCGGTCGTCAATCTGATTAGCAATCAAGTTAGCGGTGACGGATCTGCCTTGCTGCTCAATGACCTGCGGCACGCGCTCTGCGGATTGTGTCGCTACCGCGCCGATTCCGCGCTGTTGTAGCCAGCCCAGCTGGATCGCGATCCCTCCGCTCACTTGCTGGTTGACCTGTAGCGGAATGACCTTCGAGACCAACCCGGCGAAAATCTGCCGGTCGCCGATAGATCCGCGCGCCCGCTCCACGAGCCAGCCCGCCAGCCCCTGCGGGTGGCATTGCCCTGGTTGCGCCGCGTACTCGATGGCCGCGCGCAGGGACTGCGTGAGCTTGTTCGGCACGCCTTTCGGACGCCCGTTCGGGACTGGGTGCCCGGTGATGGGCGATCGCGGCCGCTCTTTCAGCGCAGGTTTTTTTTCTTCGCTCGCAGTCGCTACGCTAGCGGTCATGCCTTCACCTATCTCGCTGCCGATGGCCGCTAGCCTACCACGCTTCCCCAACCTGTCAAACGCAGTGGGCTAGTGTCACCACACACTGTACCCCCCTATAGGGGGGGTACAGTGTGTGGTGACACACACTCAGTCACACAGTCACACACAGTCATTTCAAACGCACTGCGTGTGACTGCGTGAAACGCAGGAAAACGCAACATAAGCCCGCAGCGCCATGCTCGCTAACCCATTGACTCATAAAGGAAATATCAATCCTGACGACATCCTGACAATTCACGCAGTCAGCCCTTAACTGCGTGCAGAGGGGCGGATAGCAATGACAGCCACGCGACCAATTCCCACGCAGTCACACAGTCACACGCAGTCGTCACACAGTCACTGCGTGCCACTGCGTGACTGCGTGAAGCCTATATTCTGCCTGCTAGCAGACATTTCATGTCAAGTTTTGTCCAACCTAGGCGGAGGCGGATACCACCTATCGACAGACGAACGGTAGGAAATCGCCGACGAACGGTAGCCACAAACGGCCCGAATAGGTGCATGATTCGTTCATGCGCTGCGGTCGCAGCGTGCTAACCGGGAGACGCAATCATGCTCTACACCATCGAGACCCCCGCCGGAGAGTGCTTCGGGGACTTTGAAGCCGATACGCCGGAAGGCGCCTTTGCGGTGCTTATCGAAGAAGCCCTCGGATATCACGGCATTACGATTGCCGGAGCGGCAGACGACTATGTGATTCATCCTTCGCGCGATGGCAGCGCAGACTTTGAATGATCACCATCCCCACCCCCTCATTCTGGCCCTTCCCCAAATTTCCCCACATTTCCCACATTTCCCACATTTCCCCCACGGATTTCCCCACGGATTTCCCCGTTTCCCCATCGGATTTCCCCGTTTTTTCCCCGGACTTCCCCGGCCCCCGAGCCGGGGCGGTTCCAGCCCAACCCGTACGACCGAAGCGGGGGCGGTCGTACACCTACCGCGTACCGGACGAACTGCGGCACCTGTTCGCCCCCGGCGCGCTCAACCCTGACGGGAGTGTAAAGCGATGATCTCGCGCATCATGGAATGGATAGACAGATGCTGGTTCGAGCTTGCCTGCGCAGTCTCTTGCGCGCTCGCCCTTTTGATGTTCGCCGTCGTGGCGATCATCGTTACCTACTGAGGAACCCCATGAAGCCAGTAATCAGCAAGTTCTATGACCACAATCCCGCGCACTATCGGTTCGCGCGCACGCTCCCGCGCAGCATGCACCCGAGGTCGCGCGTGCCGGAGTACAGTCCTGGAGACTACGCGGTAGTGCTGGCGATGATCTTCGCCGCGCTGGTCATGCTCGGCGTTCTGGTGGGGGGCTGACATGAAGCATACGCCTGGGCCGTGGGTGTCCACGGGCCGGAATGTTGTCAATCCAAAATCAGACAAAGCCGCCATTTGCAGTTGCGCTGCTTATAGGTTTGGGCAAAAAAACATCGCGCGTCCATATGCTGAAGAAGTAGCAAACGCGCGGCTAATAGCCTGTGTGCCTGAACTTTTGTTGGCTTTGCAGAGCGCGGCTTTTTGGTTTGATGCCGCAAGACTGGACGTGCCCGCAGTAAAGCATGTTCGCAACGCCCTCGCCAGAGCCACAGGAACCCAAGAATGAAAACCACCCTTAACGCTATCCGCAAGCACGGCCCGTGCGAGGACGGATGGAAGAAACTGCTTACGCATCTTGGCAAGACAAAAGCCGACGACGAACCGTTGTCCATCGCCACGATCCTTGACAGCAACGGCCTGGACGATGCCTTATGGTGCCTGCGTGCTGTCGAGGGCTGCGACCGCGAAATCAGGCTGTACGCGGTCTGGTGCGCAAGGCAGGTTCAGAGTCTTATGACCGACCCGCGCAGTCTGGCCGCGCTGGATGTTGCAGAACGGTACGCGCAGGGGATGGCGAATGATAACGATCTGCGGACCGCACGGGACGCCGCATGGGACGCCGCACGGGACGCCGCAGTGGCCGCCGCAGTGGCCGCCGCACGGGCCGCCGTAGGGGCCGCACGGGCCGCCGCAGGGTACGCCGCGCGCCTCTCCCAAGCCGCCCGCCTGCGTGAAGTATGCGCCGAAATGGAGGCGGTATGAGCACCAACCTAAAAATGCTCCGCCGTTTCGAGAGCATCGGCCCCGTCCAGCAAGGCATCCCCGTCGCGCCCAAGCCGTCCGGCCACAAACCGTCAGAGATCCGCGTGGCGATGGAAGAACTGGAACCTGGAGAGAGCCGGATCTTCAGCGGATATGAGTCTCGCAAGCTCATCCAGACGGCCGCCACGCTCCGCAAGGTGCACGGCTGGCGGTACAGCGTCCGCGCGACTGGAGATAGCGTGGTGCGCGTCTGGCGGTTGGCATGATCGACTTTCTCAGCACTAGACCGACGACGAACGCCGACGACGCAGCCTGTAGCCGCCTGTTCGCCGCCGTCATCGCCCAGGCTATATGGGACGCGACCAAGGCCCCGAACGCGGCAGAGAAGGCAGGCGAGGCGAACGAACTCACGATGGACCCGGACGCCTTTTCTGCCTTGCGTTTCCTGTTCGGCAAGCGTAGTGTTTTTCCCCTTTACGCGGAGTTCATCGGGGCAGATCCGCGTGACATCAGAAGGGCGTTGATCGAAGGAAACCCAAAAATTCAGAGCGAGATCGGACGGCGCAACTGGCGCGCGATGCGAGCGCGGTTGAGGATGATGAACATTGATGTGGAGGCATCACTAAAGTGAGCGACGAAGCTGACAAAGCGAAGGAAGTCGAGGAACTTCACCTAGCCGCAGCCCGCCTGCGCCGCAAGCCCGTGCTGATCCCTGTTGGGCGGTGCTACAACTGCGACGAAGAAGTGGATAAGGGGCTGTTCTGCGATGCCGATTGCCGAGACGATTACCACAGGAGGGCTGTCCATGCGTATCGAATGGGAGATTGACGAGGTGCCGTGCCTGATCGAAGTCACGGACTACGAACTGGGCGATCCTGGCCGCGTCTCAGGCCCGCCAGAACGTTGCTACCCGCCCGAGCCGGGCTGGGTCGAGTACCGGGTGCTGACGCTAGGCGGCGAGCCTGCGCCGGAGCTGGCCGACTGCCTCGACGATGACGACGACGAGGAGATCCAGTCCGCGTGCCTGGAGGCGATAGAGTCCGGCCAGCGTAGCGCCCGCATCACGCAGGACGATGACGACGGCGGGGCGGATGACGACTACCACGCCAGCCGTGCAGAGGATTCCTGGTCGAGCGGGAGGGGGTATTGATCCACTATCATGGATTGCCCATCACGCCTTGTACGGCAGCGGTCGCTGCCATCAATGCGGGGCATGCCTTTGTGTCATACGCGCACGCAGACCAGTTGGGCACGGCAATCATCGCGTGCCAGTCGTTTGCTCTTGACAATGGAGCCTTCTCCGCATGGAAAAGCGGCAATCCCGTGACGGACTGGTCTGATTTTTATGCTTGGGCAGACGAGGTGCGACGGGTTCCTCATTGCGACTTTGCCGTGATCCCTGACGTTATCGACGGCGATGAGGCGGCGAATGACGCTTTGCTGGAGGCTTGTCCGTTGCCTAGATGGTTTGGCGCTCCTGTGTGGCATATGCATGAGTCGCTTGATCGGCTTGATCGATTGGCAAGCGGAGAGTGGGCGCGCGTCTGCATCGGAAGTTCAGGCGAGTATGCGTCTGTTGGTAACGCCAAATGGTGGATGCGTATTGCACAGGCGATGAGCGTGCTGTGCGATGGGCAGGGCAGGCCGCGCGTCAAGTTGCACGGTTTGCGGATGCTTGACCCTGCTGTGTTCTCGCGTTTGCCGCTTGCCAGCGCGGACTCGACGAACATCGGACGTAACGTAGGGATTGACAAGCATTGGTCAAGCGGGCATTACTTGCCGCCCACAAAGGAAGCGCGGGCGCAAGTCATGCGCTCCAAGATCGAAGCACACAACGCGCCCTCAACTTGGGCGTTTTCCGTACCTACTGAGCAGGGGGAACTATGGTAGCCGTGGCATGTTTGATCTATGCAGGTGCAATGACTGCCGCAAACGTATCAATTGCAACATTTGGGCCTTGGATCTCGCCGATCAATTCTTTTTTCTTGATCGGGCTTGATCTTGCGCTGCGCGATTGGTTGCACTTCCGACTGCGTTGGTGGCAGATGGGGTTGCTGATCGCGGCATCCGGGTTGCTGACCTATTTGCTGGCCCCGGCAGCAAGCCACATTGCAATCGCGTCCGCCGTGGCGTTTACTGCGGCAGCTGTGACGGATTGGGCTGTGTTCTCCAGGCTTGGCGGGTCGTGGCTGCGGCGGGCAAACGCATCAAACGTGGCGGGTGCTGCTGTTGACTCGTTGGTGTTCCCTACGCTTGCCTTTGGCGTTCTGATGCCGCACATTGTCGCGCTACAGTTCGCAGCCAAGATTGCAGGGGGAGCCGTTTGGGCCTTTGTCCTGCGTAACCAGGTTGGGAGGGGATACTGATGGGCGCAATTATGGACGAAACTTTGCGGCTAGCTGATGCGTTGGAAGCACTGCTTGGTTACCGAGGCATTAATCCAAACGTTGGACAAGCCGCTGCCGAACTTCGCCGATTGCATTTCGAAATCAATAGGTTGAGGGCTTTAGTAGGGCGTGCATTAGAAGCATGGAGCCAGCCTAATGGCATTAACTACGTCGATTTCAGGCCCTACATGGACGCCCTTCGCGCCGCGCTGGCCGAGCAGGAGCAGGAGCCGGTGGCGGATGACGCCCTGCGGCTGGCTGATGAACTCGATCAGTACCTCATGATCGTACCTGCTCACCCGCTTTGCACCAACGCAGCAGCCAAACTCCGCCGCCAGCACGCCGAGATCACCGCCCTCCGGGCCGAGGTCGAGCGGTTGCTGGCGGATGCGGAGACATGGAAAATGCTATACCGCCGTGCAATCAACGAAGCGAACGGACTGACGAACTACGTCGAGGACCGGCCTGAACTGCGCAGCGCAGAAAGGCGACTGACCACGATTGAGGAAGATGCCCGCGCCGCCCTCGCCCGAAAGGACGACCGCCCGCCGCTGGTAGCCAAAGGATGCCCTGTGTGCGGTATCGGCGCGGGTGGAGTGGCGACAGGCTACGCCTGCACGCGCGGCGACTGCCCGACTCGCGTTACTTGTGGAGGATGAGATGAGCGATACGCCTAGAACAGATGCGGAACTGAAACGTATCTGCGAGCAACTTGATGGCGGCGAAGACAACGCTACCTATGTGCTTAGTCAGTTGGGTGCGCATGCCTGCATGCTGGAGCGAGAGGTCGAGAGGCTGCGGGCTGTGGCAGAGCAGCAGCCGGGGGCGGATGACGCCCCGCTGCTGGCGGACGGCAATGCTGAAATGGCAGACATGTTGAGAATCCAGCACGCGATAATCCTTGAACTCCGTGCCGAGGTCGAGCGCCTAGCGCAAGACTATGTGCGGGCCTGCAAGTTAGCTGCCGATATGCACGCAGCCGCGACCGGACGACCCGGAGAGGGGCCGCGCCTTGGTGTTGTCGAGGATGTGGCTGCTGTAAGGGCCGAGGTCGAGAGGCTGCGGGTGGATGCGGAGCGGTGGCGCTACTTTGTCACGCACTGTCAATGGTTTCGCCATCACGACGAGGACGGCAGCTATAGCACCATGTCCACGCGACTGCCATACGACGCAGATCAGTCGTGCGTTGCCACGCGGAATGCCGCCATCGACGCCGCGCTCGCCAAGGAGAAAGGCCCGCTCCAAACTTTCCTCGACGCTGGCCGTGATGCGGGCATCACCCACTTGGGAAGCCTCACAGAGCAGGAGCCCCACGAAATGACCCGCGACGAGATCACCGAGATGGCGCGGGAGGCTTTGGTTGTCCCGTTTTTTTTAAAAGAAACGAACGATGAATCGATGATTCGATTACGAGACTTCGCCGCCCTTGTTGTTGCTGCCGAACGCGAAGCAGCCTGCCGCATCGTTACCGGCCTGTGCATATCAGACAACAACGCCCGCGAGATTTGCGAGGCGATTCGCGCAAGGAGCAAAGCATGAGCGACAACCACGAAGCCCACGACCGCGCCGAAACCGTCGCGACTATCCTCCTCTCCGCCTGCCTGCTGGCTTTTGTCGTGCTGGTGGGGGCGGCGTTACTGGGGGCTTTTGCATGACCTACACCATCGACTGCATTGGCACTAATCGCGGCTGGCGGTACCGCGTCACGCTGTGGCAAGGCCGCGCCGTTTATTACGGGCAGCGCAATTATGAACGACACCAAGACGCAGAGCGTGCGGCAAAGGCCACCGGCGCAACGCCGAAACCGGAGGGGAAAGCATGACCCGCGCCCGCAAGCCAAAACCGGAACTTACCCGCGAGCAGGGCTGGGGTTGGAATGATCTCATGGTCATCGCCGCGTTTCGCTATTCCTGCGGGCGGTCTACCTACATCGTCAGCGTCTGCGCGGATTGGCTGATCAGCATCTGGCCTATGCTATCCGAGAATACGCGGTTCGTGATCAAGCGCGATCTTGAAGCGGATTTCGAAAGCGACGACAAAGCACGCGCAGAAGGCGACACCTACAAGCCGCTTGGATGGGACTGCGACCGCAAGGAATGGGAGCGCGTCCGTAACCTGTGGAGGAAAACATGACCCGCACAATCGCAACCCTCACCCTCTGCGCCGCCCTCGCCGGCTGCGCCAGCCTGCCGCAAGCCGCGAGCAGTAAAGAGACGTTCGCGCTGTGCCAAGCGGCAGACGTAGCGACCACCGCCGTCCTGCTCTCGCGCGGCGGGTTCAGGGAAGGCAATCCGATCATGGCGAGCCTGATCCGCCAGGGCTGGATTCCCTTCATCGGCTTCAAGGCCGCGCTGGTCTGGTATGTGTACTGGTTTGATGCCAGCCCATCCGTGCAAGTCGCTTTCAACGCCATCGCCTGCGCGCCCGTCATTAACAACGTGGGGCATCTATGATCGTCGCCGAGTTCTTCGACTACTCACCCCATCAGATCGCCATCGGCCACCTTAACCGCCGGATGCACGACGCGCTTATCCGCGGTGACTACGCCGAGGCCGAGCGCATCGCCGGCGAGATCGTCGTCCACGCCCGCGCCGTCCGCGTCTGGTGCGTCCACGCGCGCAATGCGTGAGGCCGCAACCCAGCACGCGATCATGCTCGCACTCGCTGAGTGCGGCTGCACTGTATTCCGCGCCAACGTCGGACTGTTCCTCACCCGCGACGGCAGGCCGGTCAGCACCGGTCTTCCGCGCGGGTTTTCCGACCTGTTCGGCCACCGACCTGACGGGCGCGCGTTCTACATCGAAGTAAAATCCGCCACCGGCAGGCTGCGACCCGAACAGGCCGCATTCCTCGCCGCCATGAGACGAGCCGGCGCGTTAGCAGGCGTCGCACGCTCGCCAGACGAAGCCACCAGGATCGTATTCCCATGACCACAGCACGATTCGCCGAGGCGTATGCCCGGCGCTACGGACTCGCCATCGTCCCGCTACCGCCGCGCGAGAAGCGTCCGGTCGCCAACGATTGGGGTGCGCGCGTCATCACCGACCCGGACGCCGCCCGCGCCTACTACGAGGACCACCCGGACGCCAATATCGGCATCGCGCTCGGGCCGTCCCGGCTCTGCTCGCTGGACATCGACGACGCCGAGGCGTTCGGCCTGATCGCGGCAGAGTTCGGCATCGACCTGCCGGACCTCATCGCTCAGACGCCGACCATCCACGGCAACGGGGATCGGCTGATCTTCCGAGTCCCTGACGGCATGGATCTCGGATACCACTCCCTGACATGGCCGACCCGCGACGCCCCGAAGCGCGCTGCGACGGTCTTCGAACTGCGCGCCGCCACCGGCGGACAGCAGCGGCAGGACGTTTTCCCTCCTAGCGTGCACCCCGACACCGGGCGACCGTACACCTGGACCACTCGCCCGAACGGGGCATTCCCGGAGCCGCCTGCGTGGCTGCTCG